ATTAATATTTTAGAACAAAAGTTAGTTTTAAAAGATAGTATTATTTTTAATTTAGAATCAAAGTCAAATAATTTTGAATCTATTTTACTTAGTAAACAAGATCAATTATCTTTATCCCAAGAACTTTCTAGAAAACTTCAAACTGATTTAAAAAAACAGAAAGTTAAAACTAAATTAATGGGAGGTGCAGGAATATTAATAGCTGCGGGTGCTGTAATTATATTAAAATAATATGGCTGAAGATTTAAAAGCAATAATAAAATCAGAATTTATAAAATGTGCTCAAGATCCAGTATATTTTATGAAAAAGTATTATATGATTCAAAACCCTAAAAAGGGTAGAATTAAATTTAATCTATATCCATTTCAAGAAAAAGTACTTAAACATTATCAAGATGAAGAATACCTTATAATTAATAAGTCACGACAATTAGGAATATCCACTTTATGTTCAGCTTTTTCATTATGGATGATGTTATTCCAAAAAGATAAAAATATACTGTGTATAGCTACCAAGCAGGAAACAGCGAAAAATATGGTAACTAAAGTGCGGTTTGCTTATGATCAACTACCTAAATGGTTACAAATAAAAACCGTTGAACATAATAAATTATCATTAAGGTTAGCTAATGGATCACAAATTAAAGCTACTTCAGCAAGTTCGGATGCTGGTAGATCAGAAGCAGTATCTTTGCTATTAATAGATGAGGCTGCTTTTATTGATGGTATTGATGAGATATTTGCTTCGGCACAACAAACATTAGCAACTGGAGGTAGGTGTATAGCATTATCTACCCCTTACGGTACTGGTAATTGGTTTCATTCTACTTGGGCTAAAGCAGAAGCAAGAGAAAATACATTTTTACCTATTAGATTGCCATGGACTGTTCATCCAGAACGTAACCAAGATTGGAGAAATGAACAAGATGTAATATTAGGTAATAGAATGGCAGCACAGGAATGTGATTGTGATTTTAGCACTTCAGGTGATACTGTAGTAGAACCAGATGTATTAAATTTTTATGAAAGTACATTTATTCAAGAACCAGTTGAACGTAGAGGAGCTGATGGAAGTTTATGGGTATGGGAAATACCAGATTATTCTAAATCTTATGTGGTAGTAGCCGATGTTGCTCGTGGGGATGGGAATGATTTTTCCGCTTTTCATGTATTAGATATAGAAACTGCAACACAAGTAGCTGAATTTAAAGCACAAATACAAACTAAAGATTATGGAAATGTATTATTTGCAATAGCTACTGAATATAATGATGCATTACTTGTAGTTGAAAATGCAAATATAGGTTGGGCTGTAATACAACAATTAATAGATAGAGGATATCGTAATTTATATTATTCACCTAAAATGGATGTATCAATGTCCAACGCTGATCAATATTTAAGTAGATTTGAAAATGGACAAGGTATGGTACCTGGATTTACTACATCAATGAGGACAAGACCACTTGTTATCTCCAAAATGGTTTCGTATCTTCACGAGAAATCTGTAACAGTCAGATCAAAACGATTGTTAGAAGAATTAAGAACATTTGTATGGAAAAATGGTAAGGCGCAAGCTTTAAGTGGATATAACGATGATTTAACTATGGCATTTGGTATAGGAGTATTTTTAAGAGACACAGCTTTACATTTTCAACAACAAGGTGTTGATATGGCTCGCGCTACATTAGGGGGAATACATTCAACTAATCATCTTGCTCCAAACATTTATTCAGGAAATAACAATGCAAATAAAAACCCATACGAAATGGAAAATCCTTATGGTGAAAAAGAGGATATTAAATGGTTATTGGGGTAATTAATATTTATTATATATACAAAACATGGCAGATACATCATTATTTAGTAGGTTAAGAAGATTATTTTCTACTGACGTTGTAATAAGAAATGTGGGAGGAGATCAATTAAAAGTAATTGATTCTGAACAAATACAATCTTTAGGACAACTACAAACAAATTCCCTTTACGATAGATTTAATAAGTTATATAGTACAACGGGTGGCTTGAACTACAACATGATGCAGCAAGTCAATTTCCCATCAACTAGAATTCAGTTATATACTGATTATGAAGCTATGGATACTGATTCTATTGTTGCCTCAACATTAGATATTGTTTCTGATGAATCTACTCTTAGAAATGATTTTAATGAAGTATTACAAATTCGTTCTGCTGATGAAACAATACAAAAAATATTATACAATTTATTCTATGATGTATTAAATATTGAATTTAATTTATGGTCGTGGACTAGAAATATGTTAAAATATGGAGATTTTTATTTAAAATTAGAAATCTCTGAAAAATTTGGTGTATATAATGTTATACCATTCTCTTCATATACTATAATCAGAGTAGAAGGTTCGGATCCTGCTAACCCATCAGATGTTAAATTTAAATATGATCCTAGTTATTCAGTTTCTGAAAACCCATTAGGATTCCAAGTTATATCTCCTGGTATGGGTGTTAATACGGGTGATGAAGTTATATTTGATAATTATGAAATGGCTCATTTTAGATTATTATCGGATTTTAACTATTTACCTTATGGTAGATCATATCTAGAACCAGCTCGTAAAATATGGAAACAAATGACATTGATGGAAGATGCAATGTTAATTCATAGAATTGTTAGAGCACCAGAAAAAAGAACTTTCTTTGTAAATGTTGGTAATATACCACCTGCTGAAGTAGAAGGATATATGCAAAGAATGATCAACAAAATGAAAAAAACACCATATGTTGATCCTCAAACAGGTGAATATAATTTAAAATTCAATATGCAGAATATTCTAGAAGATTTCTACATCCCAGTTAGAGGTGGAGATGCAACTACTAGAATAGAAACAACAAAAGGTTTAGATTATGCCGCAATTGAAGATGTAACCTATTTAAGAGATAAGTTATTTGCTGCTTTAAAAGTACCAAAAGCATATTTAGGATATGAGGGTGATTTAGAAGGTAAAGCTACATTAGCAGCCGAGGATATAAGATTTGCTCGTACTGTTGAACGTATACAAAAAATATTAGTATCTGAATTAACTAAAATTGCATTAGTGCATTTATATGCACAAGGTTATGATGGTGCGTCATTAACTAATTTTGAATTATCATTAACTACACCATCTATTATATATGACCAAGAAAGAATTGCACTTATGAAAGAAAAAGTGGAATTAGCAGCGTCTATGTTAGAGCAAAAATTAATGCCTACTGATTGGATTTATGATAATATATTTCACTTTAGTGAAGATCAATATCAAGAATATAGAGATTTAATTGTAGAAGACCAGAAACGTAGATTTAGAGAAAACCAAATAGAATCAGAAGGAAATGATCCCGCTGAATCTGGTGAAGCATATGGTACACCACATTCATTAGCTTCATTATATGGAGCTGGAAGATATCCAGGAAGTAAAGGTGTTCCCTCAGGTTATGCTATTGGTGATAAAAATTATCCCGAAACTGTATTAGATCAAGGGAGACCATCTGAAAGCCCATCTGATTATAATAAACAAGATAGTAATCTTGGTAAAGATGTTACAGGTTCAGATAGAATGGCATCATCTAATCAAGCTGAAGATAGACCGGGGTTAAATGAAACTAAGAAAAAAACTAAAAAAGACGATAATCTTTCTACACGAGCTATATATGCTCAAAATGAAAACAGTTTAAAGAAAATGTTCCCAAAATCCCAAGTAAATTTATTTGAAAAGGAAAATTTATTGGATGAAGAACAGATACGTGAAGAAATAAAATAAATTCAATATTTATAGACAGTAGCGCACTACTTATGAAAATGAAACACAACAAGTATAAAAACACTGGTGTTCTTTTTGAATTATTGGTTCGAAAAATTACATCGGATACTATGTCCAATAGTAATTCAAAGGCAGCGAGTTTGGTAAAAAAATATTTTACTAAAAGTGAGTTAGCCAATGAAAATAAATTATACCAAACCCTAAATAGATCAATATCTTTATCAGAAGGTAAAGCTGAATCAATACTATCTACAGTACTTGATTTATCTAGAAAGTTAGATAGAGATAAACTTTCAAAAGAAAAATATAATTTAATAAAAGAAATAAAAACACATTTCGATATTAATGATTTTTTCGGAGCTAAAATTAAGAATTACAAGCTTTTAGCTTCAACTTATATATTATTTGAATCATACAATAATAAAAAGTTTGGAAACCCTGAATCTATTATCACTTCTAAAATTACTATTTTAGAACATATTACTTCTAACCCAGATTCTAAAATATCATTATCTCCATTAGTTGAAGAATTAACTACAATGGATAAGGGTACACGTTCTTTAGCATATAAAATAATGCTAGAAAAGTATAATACAAAGTTTGATAAATTAACTAAAGAACAAAAAGAAGTATTAAAAGAATATATTAATAGTGCAACTGATGCACCTAAATTAAAAAAATTCTTAAATAATAAATTTAACATTATTTCTAAAGTATTAAAGGAAAATGTTGGTAAA